TCGGGAGACATCACTTTTACTCAGCGTGAGATTGACCCGGCTAAATTGAAATTGAACATGGAGTTCTGTCCGAAGACTTTGGAGGGTTACTACCTACGTTCACAGCTTCCAAGTGGGGCGCATTACGAGTCTATTCCTTTCGAGGAGCAGTTCGGTGCTTACCTTGTTGAGAAAATCCAGTCTGAGTTGGAGTTGATGATATGGCAATCTGACAGCACTTTGCCTTCAGGAAACCTTAGTTTCTTCGATGGTCTTATTGACGTTATCGGAGGTGGTTCTTACATCGATGCTAATACAACTGCATTCGGTTCGGGAACTCCACTTGCTACGGCATTGACTGCAAACAACATGGTTGAGGCTGTTCAGCGAGTTTATGAGGCGGCTGCTGCTGCAATCGTTGACAAGGCTGACGCAAAAATCTTTGTTGGTTACGATGCCTTCCGTTCGTTGGCTGTTGGTCTTCAAAGCGGTCTTGGAATCGTTACTGCTGGTGGTCAACTTCAGAACGCTGATAGTTCATTCGCTGACCTTACAATGATTCTTCCGGGTACTAACATCGAAGTAATCGCAGTTAACGGTTTGAGTGGGACTAACGATGTTTACTGCATGAGAACAAGCAATATGTTCTTGGGCGTTGACCTTGAGGAGGATGCTTCAAGAATCGAAGCGTGGTACTCGAAAGACGACAGAAAGTACAAGGTAGCTGTTGACTTGACACTTGGTGTTCAGGTTGCGTACCCTGATCAAATTTCTGCTGTAATTCTTTAATCTAATCGGGGCGGCTTTCGGGTCGCCCCTTCACTCTAAAAACTAAAAACATGGCATATACTGGATGCGCACTAACTACGGGTTTCGACCTTGATTGCCGCGATGCCGTAGGCGGAGTGAAGAGCGTTAGATTTGCGAACCTTGACGATTACATTGCATTAACTCCTGTTGTATCTGCTGGCGCGGTTACTTCAATCACAGGAACGCCTACCTTTTATAACTACGAGCAGTTGAAAGAAACTTCCTCTTTGACCGAAACCATCAACGGTAACAGTCAGAACGGAACGGTTTACTTTACTCCTGAGGTGGTTGTAGTGCTTTCAAAATTGGACGTAAACAAGCGTAACGAAATCAAGGTATTGGCTCAACAGCGTTTGGTGGCTATCGTAGAAACTAACGATGGTTCATATTGGGTCGTTGGTTACCAAAATGGTCTTGAGTTGAACGCTGGAACTTCTGCAACGGGAACAGCTTTCGCTGACCTTTCGGGTTACTCTTTGACCTTTAGCGGAATGGAAGCTGAGCAAATGCTTTCAATTGATGCCGCAGACGTTACTGCGATTACAAACTAATTCGTATCTTCACACTTTCTCTTTTTTCATTGTTCTGTTGAAAGGGGGTCGGCTAACGCTGACCCTTTTTTGTTTGGCACAATTTCGTCTTTTTGCTATTTAAAGAAAAACAAGCATGGCATCGACCGTAACACCAGCAACCGCAACGGTTCAAATAGTTGAATCTCTAACACTCGGAGGAGTGGACAGAGGCGGCACTCACACGCGCACCATTAACAATATCGCAGAGGCTGACCGTAGAGTTATGACCGTTGACTCAGCTAATGAGATAGACCTGATTGAGCTTAACACAAACAACGGACAAGGTAAGTTCGTACGTTCATCTGTTAAGTACATACGCATCACCAACTTGGATAACACTAACTTCATTCGGGTAAGATTCAAAAAGAGCGGTGCAGAAACCGCAGACGTTAAGGTTGATGCTGGCGCCACCTTCATGCTATCAACTGGCTCAATGGATGCAGACACGGGTGCTGGAGCGTTTAGCGCATTTGTGGACATCGACAACATCAGCGCACAAGCTGACACGGCAGACTGCGATATTGAATATGTTGTTTTAGCGGTTTGATAAACATCGAACGAAATAGCGCAAACGAGATAGCTTTGACCCTTACCGAAAAGGGAACGGCTGCTTACTACCTGTTCAAGTTCCAATCGGATAACACGGAGGCGGTTGAATATTGTGTTGCTACGGACTCAAGTAGCTACCCTGACCGCTTTAACAAGTTCACCATCACAGAAACTTCAACGCCTGACAACTTGAACGCGGAGGTGGAGCTTCCAACAGAGGGACAATGGCGGTATTTTGTTTACGCTAACTCTTCAGCTACCAATTTAGACCCGACAGGATTGACTGAACTCGAAAGCGGTATTGTGAAAGTAACGGGAACAACAACACCAGTAACCACCTACTCAGGCGGCAACTCAAATTACGTAGTCTATGGCTCTTAAAATCTTAAACTTCGGAGCGCATAAAGTGCCGACCTTTAAAGAGGCAAGGGGCAAGGATTGGATTCTATTCGGAGACGAAGGGGAATATAAAAACCGTTACCCTGAGTACCTTCTGAACCTTTACCGTAGAAGTGCGAAGCATCACGCTATAATCAATTCCAAGAAAGACTATGTTGTCGGTCAGGGCTGGTCAGTAGATGCAGAAGGTTTGGACACTATGGGGCTTGCGAGATTACAGCAGTTCATACAAGAGCCTAATCAATACGAGAGCCTTAACGACATCCTTGAGAAGGTAGCACTTGATTATGAGCTTTACAACGGCTTCGCTTTAGAAATCGTTTACAACCAACTGAACGACAAGATAGCGGCTATTTATCATGCAGATTTTGCACGTTATCGTTCAAATGAGGACGGAACGAAGTACTACTATTCAGAGGATTGGAAGAAACATAACCCAGTTGTTGAGGAGATTGATGCTTTCAACTGGAAAGAACCAAGCGGTAAACAGCTACTTTACGTAAAAGGGTACTCGCCTGACTGCAAATACTACCCATTACCGACCTATTTGGGGTCAACGGGTTACATCGAGTTAGACGTAGAAATTGCAAACTTCCACCTCAACGCGGTCAAGAACAACTTTGTAGGCGGCACGATTGTGTCTTTCTACAACGGAGAGCCGACACTTGAGGAACAAGAAGAAATCGAGCGACAAATAAAGGACAAGTTCACAGGAACGGACAATGCAAATTCAATCGTTCTGAACTTTGCCGATTCACGCGACAGAGGAGTAGATATTCAGCAGCTTAACGGTAATGATTTCGACAAGCGTTTTGATATTCTAAACAAAACCGTTCAAAGGGAAATCTACGCGGGTCATCAAGTAACTGACCCGGCACTATTTGGAATCAAGGAAGATGGAATCTTCACAAGCCGAAACCAGCTTGTAGATTCGTTTGAGTTATTCCAAAACACCTACGTAAACAACAGACAGCAGTTCATCGAACGAGTGTTTAACGAACTGGCAGCATTGCAAGGACTTGCGAACCGTCTTTTCATTCAAGACACCGAGCCTATTTCTATTCAGTTCAGCGAGAACACGGTTGTGAGCGTAATGACCCAAGAGGAAATACGCGAGAAAATCGGACTTCCTAAACTTGAGCAACCGCTCCAAGCAGCCAAGACTTCAAAGGATGAGGATGATGTTCTTATTGATTACTTCAAGAACTGCGGCTCTACTGACTACGAACCAGTAGGAAATGGCAAGGCGTTAAACTTTGAAAGCGAAACCTCCGCGAGATTACACGAGGAGTTGAATAGAAAGTATTGGTTTGCCGAGATAGACCCACTAGATACGGCTATCCTGAATATACTTAAGGAGAACCCAGCTACTCCATTTCTTGCGATTGCAGAACAGCTACAACTATCCATTGAAAGGGTAATGGCTGGGCTTCAAAGATTGAACGAAGCGAACGCAATTAAGATAGCCATTGACGAGGTTCTTGACTCTACGCAAAGAGCCGTAGAAGTAACCAAAGAGGGCGAGCGGTTGCTTGAAGAGATACCACCGGTGGAGGAGGAGTTCGTTATCCGTTACGTGTACTCTAAACGACCAGAGGCAAGCGGTGCGGCTATCATTCCAACTACTCGACCATTCTGCCGTGAGTTGGTTCAAGAAACACAGGCTGGCAAGAGCTGGAAACTTACCGAGATTCAGAACATCGGAGTAAGTCAAAACCGTAATGTATGGATGCGAGGCGGTGGCTTTTGGGGAAAGTCTTACCATTGCCGACACTATTGGGAGCAGAAATTAATGAAGGTTAAAAAGTAATGGCTAACGTTCTCTTCATATCGGAAACATTTCTCAAGGACAACACTTTGCTCCATGAGAATATCGACTTTAAATATCTGCGACCTGTTGTATTGATGTGCCAAGACATACACATTCAGCACAAGATTGGCACTACATTATACAACGAACTCAAGACACAGATAACGAACTCCACGTTAACGGCTGCGAACCTTACACTTTTGGAGGATTACATTCAGCCTTCTTTGCTTTATTGGGTTCAAGCCGAAGCACCGACAGCGATAAGCTACAAGTTCCTAAACAAGGGTGTACACCAACAGAGTTCTGAGAACAGTTCAAACGCTTCGCTTGACGAAATCAACTTCATTTCCAAGCGTTACAAGGACAAAGCGGAATGGTACACCGAGAGGCTGGTTACCTTCTTGCTGGAAAATGAATCGGATTACCCAGCTTACGCTAACCCTGACGACGGTCTTGATACTATCCAACCTGATACACGAACATATACAACAGGAATGTTCTTAGGGCGCAGACCGAAGTTTATTTCATTGGAAGACAAATATGAGTACAAACGCAAGTAAGAGAAATCAAGCGAAGCTAAAAGCATATGTACACGCTCAACGAAATACTAACCCTAATCGAGAACCAAGCCGCAGCTCATCTGCAAGTGAGACAGTATGGTCAGGGGGACGTTTGGGAGATAAACCCAAAGGAGCTTGACTACCTTGTTCTTTGGGCTATTGAAGAGAGCGTTGTATTATCGGAAAGAACATTGACCTACAACATCCGACTGTTGGCAATGGACAGAGTTCTTCCGGGCGAAGAAAACGAACAGGAAGTTATGAGCGATACTATCCAAGTTCTACTGGATTTCGTGGCGTACTTTCGGCAGCTTCACACCACAGATTTAAGCATACAGACGAGCGTAACACTTGAGCCTTTTACCGAGCGATTTGACGATAAGGTAAGCGGGCATTCTTGCGTTTTATCCATCACACAACCATACGACTATAATAAGTGTCAAATACCAAACTAAAATGACAGAATCTCAAAAATTAATTGGAACACGCGGCTGCAAACTCCTAACAGGAACGGGAGCTTTGACTGGCTTGAAAGGCTACGCGATCATAGCGCAAGAAGATACCGTATTCACTACCTTCGAAGTGGATGGCGTTGATGCTCTTGCTACCTTCGGGTTGACTGGCGCAACTGTAAAAGCTGGGGCGTACATCGTAGTTCCTTCAGGCGATGCAATCACAGCCATCACCATGTCAAGCGGAAGCGTTATCATTTATAATCAATAGAGATGCCATCAATTTTAACACGACCATCGGGCGGTGGAGCTGGAGGCGGTGCATCCGTTGCCGTTGTATTGGATGACGATACACCGAAGTTAGGGCAGTCCGTTACAATCACGGCAACAGCCACAGGTATAACGCCAACATCTTACACGTTCTATCTGCCACAACAAGATGGCAGTTTTGAAACGGTCACGCAAGTTGGCAACACTTATGCTTGGGCTGTTTCTAAATATGATGCGTTCACGGTTACGGTAACAGCTACTGACGGAAGTTCTGAAGGTTCGGGAAGTGCCACAGGAACAACTACGGGCGATGTGGATGCAGATGCTTTCATAGCGGCTCACAATACAGCCACAGGCGGCACAATGGACGCAACGATGGAAGCCAATACATTGGGCTTTTTTATACGCTTGAAAGGCATTAACACGACCTATAACGAAAATGTCTTTTCGCAGTTATTGGCAGCCAATGCTGAACTTTACCCGATGATGCCTGACGATGTAAGCAATGCAAGCATTTCAGGTTATTCAATCAACGCCATTGACCCAACGCGAAACGCCACGATGGTCGGATTCGTAGCGGGTGACGCAACGGTTAATGGGCTTACGGGCGGTGCTGGTAAGTACATGATAATGAATAACGCACCTGATGACTACGGGCAGGATGATGCATCTGTTCACGCGTATATAAGAACATATTCGCAAAATAAAACTTCAATCGGTGCGTCAGACGGCACTAACACAGGTAGCCCAAACGCATCAACAACTTCAATTGACCAAGCTGCAACCGCTGTCAAAAGTTGTGTTAACTCAGACACATCAATACTTATCAGCGAAACCAATTTAAAAACAGGTTTCTTCACAGCAGATAGGAACAATGCAGATTATCAATTAAGCGTACATAATGAAAAAATAAACGCTGTTGAAGCAAACACAAGTGCAATTGCATCTTCAAATGTATATTACGGTATGGCTGGAAACCAAAATGGAACTGCTGGACGTAACTACGACGGCAGCGTTTCATGTTTGATTAATTCACAACACTTGGCAGAACTTTCTTTAATTACACTTACAGAAGCGGTAATTTGGCTACAAACTCAAATCGCAAGAAATGTATAAGATTCTTTTTTTCGAGCAATTCGATTGGATTCCTGAACAAGCAAGTTGGGGAGCTTGGGATATACCATCACCTTACGTAGACGAAACGCACAACGGCTGGATGTTGCCTGATGGATGGCAAGAACACATGACCGAGCGCGGCATAAGCTATGTGATTTTGGAAGTGCCAGAAACTGAAGAGCCATAACGGATGGATGCTATTATCGAATCACTTTCGAACTACGGAATTGCAGGAATCTTCCTTGCTGTTTTGGTTTACTACTTGAACAAGCTAACCGACATCCACCGAGAAGAAAGGAAGGATTGGCAAGTTGCAAATGACAAGCACGTAGAGAAGTTCAGCGAGGTCATTTCCGAAAACACTAAGGCGTTGGTTGAGATGCGAGGCGAACTTAAAGAGAACCGTTGCAAAATGTAAAATGGTGCGCTATTGCACCAAGAGAATGTAACTGCAAAGATGGAAACTGTGACCAAAAAGACACGACCAAGCGCGGCAAAGTTAGCCGCAGAAGTGATAAAGGAGTTTGAGGGTTACTCTTCAAAGCCTTATCTGTGCCCGGCAAACATTCCAACCATCGGCTACGGTAATACCATGTACGCAAATGGAGAACGGGTAACTATGGACGACCCTGAGATTGACCAGAAGGAAGCTGAGAAGATGCTGCTCGATACAATTAAATCAGTAGAGAAGCAAGTCAAGAACGTAGTCGAGGTCAAACTTCCAGCTCATAAATTAGCCGCGTTAATTTCATTCACTTACAACGTAGGAATTGGGAACTTTTCAAACTCCACTCTGCTGGCGTGGGTCAATTCAAATCCTGACTTTCCAAGAATACCTGAGCAGTTCAGGCGATGGAACAAAGGAGGCGGCAAGGTTCTGAAAGGATTAGTTAGAAGGAGAGAAGCAGAAATAGAACTGTGGGAAGGGACATCACGATACATTTAGCAAAGGTCTACACACCTTACATTTTAGCTTTCTTGCTGGGCGTTCTTGTGTCTTGGCAAGGTTGCGGAAGCGGTGAAATTCAAACCGTAACCATCGAGAAACCAATCCATACAACCAAATACGTTGACCGTTGGAGAACTGATACGGTCAGGTTTGTTTCTAAGCAAATAGTAACGCGACACGATACCATATATTCGGAAAAGATAGTTACTCGTTTAGACACATTGTTAAAGGTGGATACGGTCAAGATAGTCGAAGCATGGCTGTCAGAGGTCAACTGCTATGACACTACGGTCAATGATGTCCGGGTAAGGTGGCAGAATTACCAAAACATCACCGAAAATCTTAGCATTGATTACACTCCTAAAGTGGTAGGTGCAAAATTTGCACTCGGAGTTCACGGTAACGTCGGCTTGATTTCTGATTTTGAAAGCCAGTATGTCCCGATGTTCGGAGTTGGTTTGCATGGGTCGATAAAAAAAACCTACCTTAGCGCAAACTACGGCTATAATGGTCAGCACTTTATCGGTGTTGGCGTTGGTCGAAACATAATCAGTAGATGAATTACTACTATTATCAAGATGCTGAAGTTCGTGAGCAGATAGACGAACTACTCCAGCAGAATGCCACAATCCAAGCTAACTTAGGAATAGACTCAACCACCGAAGAGCGCGAAGAAGCCAAACGTAAATGGATGGAACTGGCTAAACAGATAAGGGAAATCGACCCGAAGTTTTACCGAGAACGAATAATGGCACAGCACAGATGAAAGGAGAAATCGTAAAGGAATATTTAGAGCATCCTGAATGGGGAACGCTTCCGAGTCTAACGCTTGCACGTTTGATTTATAAAGACAACGTGGAGGTGTTTAAAGATGTTGAGGATGTACGCGGAACGGTTCGTTACTATCGCGGTCAGCGCGGAGAAAAGCAACGACACAGGGCAACGCAAAAGTCTGAACCAGCTCAACACGCCAAAGCGTTAGGGATTGGAAACCCTTTCGGGCTACCCGAAAGCGACGAGGAAGAGTGGGAGCCATTTGTGTTACCCGAAGGCAACAACCGCATCTTACTTTTGTCGGATATTCACGTTCCTTACCATAACATTCCAGCACTAACAAAAGCTATTGAGTACGGAAAAGAGAACAAGGTCAACGCTGTGGTTTTAAACGGTGACACGTTAGACTGTTACGCTCTGAGTCGTTACGAGAAAGACCCACGTAAAAGGGGCTTCGCTGCTGAACTTGAGGCTTGCCGCCAACTGCTTGGTATTTTGAAACGTGAGCTTGACTGTCCTATCTACTTCAAGCTGGGCAACCACGAGGAACGTTACGAGGCTTACCTTAGAACCAAAGCACCTGAGTTACTTGGAACGTCTGAATTTACTCTTGATACTTTGCTGAAGTTCGGAGAATATGGCGTTACGCTTATTCAAGACAAGCGAATCATTAAGGCTGGAAAGCTGAACATCCTTCACGGTCATGAGTTCGGTCGGTCGGTATTCTCTCCGGTCAACCCGGCACGAGGGTACTACATGAGAGCCAAAGCGTCCGTTATCTGCGGACATAACCACCAAACTTCAGAGCATACGGAGAACAACTTGGAAGGCAAGATAGTAACCACATGGTCAACGGGTTGTCTTTGCGAAATGAATCCGATGTATATGCCTATAAATAAGTGGAATCACGGCTTCGCTTTCGTGCAGATTTCAGATGGTGGAGACTTCGAAGTGGACAACCTCCGCATTATCAACGGGAAAATAAGATGACAACCTTTCTTTTAACGGCTATTCTGTTTCTTATCCTGCTGGTTGTGGGGTTGTTGGTCTATCTTCTTTACGCTGTACGGGCAATTATCGACACGCAAGACGTTATCTTCGATGCTGCGGTAAACGCAGAAGAGATGTACAAGGAGATAGAGATGAACCAAGAGGCTATAATGAACGCTCATTTTAAGCAGAATTGAGTTCAAGCCAAAAATAATTTCACTTTTTTTGATCTAAATGTTTTGATTATTCAAAAGAATAGTTTTATATTTGGTGCATCATTAACGGGGTAACCCACTAAAAACAGAACAAAATGACAATCGAAGAAACAATCCAAATGATTAACCTACTAAAGGCAGAA